TTTTCTATTACTACCATCTTTGTATGAAACATGAATCCAACCACTATTTTGTTCTCCTGTGTAGTACTCTAAAATTAGTTGGTCAAAATCTACATTGTTTTGAATCCATAAAGCTACTTCAAGGTTAGAAACTCCTAAGACTTCCATATCACAAGCCTCGCCAAGACAATGCTGTGATGTTGCTTTTGAACCTATTGCCTCTGATAGTTCTGGGCTACGATAACCAGATGTAATTATAATTGGTTTTTCAAACTTTGCTCTAACAGGCTCTAATACTTCATAACAAAGATCGCCTAAGTTTTTAATCTCTCCAGCACCAGCTTTGTTTTTGATATTTTTTCTTGTAGCTGTTTGGCTTTTTTCAAACTCCTCTAATGTGAAGTGTTTAGATAGTTGCATTATTCTTTAGGATTATCAGTTTTAATTTGTGATATTCTAGCTTTCCAAGATTCTATTCCATTATCGTATATTTCTTCTAATTGAGATTCCCAAGAACCATATAGTTTTTTTCTTGTTGAAATTATTTGTTGATTGTTTTCGTAAGTTTGTGCTTCGGATTCTAAAGCATCTAATTGTGCTTGAGTAGGTTCAGCAATATCTAAGTTCCATTCCTTAATATAATCTCCTCTACCATCACTATCATTTTGTAACAATACATCAGTTGTGAAATCTACTTCTGCATTTACATACTGTCTAATTTTACTTGATAAACTTGCCATATTAATCTCCTATCCTAAATGCTCCAGCAAAAGACCTACTGCCAATTGTTGGAGTTCCTCCTGAAACTGTTTGATAAAAATAAAATTCTAAATAATCTGTTGTACCATTCATATCTATTACTCTAACTACCATTTGTGATGCAACTTCATCAATACCTGTAGTTCCTTCTGTGTTTATGAAACCTTCTGCTGCTCCATCAGCTTCACTTCCATTTTTATAAATAGCAACAGCATAATCATATAGATTGGCTGTGCTTGATGGATTATGATATGCATTAACATATACATAATATTTACCAGCAACAGTTGGAGTAAATCTGTAATTTGTTGAATTGTCATAATCTCCACTATCATATAGTTCAGTATTTAATTGCATTTTAGTAAAAGTTCCAGCAGAAGCTGTTTGATCTGCACTTCTTTTTGCTTCAAAAGCTGGATAGTTTTGACCAGATATACCACTAGGTAATTCTGTTACATCTAATAAAGAATTATTATTTAAAGTTATTATTGCCATACTATACTCCTATTAAAGCCTTTACCTCAGCTTCGGTTAATCCTAAGTCTAAAAGTTTTTGTTTGCCAGTTGCTTTTTTAGTTTCTTTATCTGCATCAGCTTGTTGTAATTCTTGTATCTTTGCATTTACTTCTGCTTCAGTTGGCATTGTTGCACCATCTTTTATGATTTGAATATTAGCATAAGTCATTCTTTGGTCATTAGGAATTACATTTCCATTGTCATCAAACTTTTTCCAACCATACCAATTAACTCCATTGGTTTCGTTAAACGTTTGTAATGCTTCTTGTAAATAATCTTTATTCATTTTATATATCTCCTAACTTAATAAAAGTTATTACAGTATAATTATAATTTGTATCTCCTCTTAATCTAGTACTTGTTCCACCAAAACTTTGTGTAGTAAATTTAATTCTAAATGTAGATGTATCTGTTACTTTAAGCATATTAGGTTTTGATACTGCTATAGTAGTTCCTATTTCTGTACTTGTTCCACTTGTAGTTCTATCTGATTGATTATATGAAGAACCACTATCTGAACTAATATAAGTTTCTAAAGCGGAAAAAGTATCAGTTTGTCCAGTTTGAATTGTTGGAGAATTTATTACTAACCAATATCCAGTTGCAGGAAAAGTAAATATACCAGAGCTTTCTGTCATACCTGTTCCAATTTTATCCCAATTTGGGTCATCTACTCTTTCCCAATTTGTAGTTACATCTGCATCTGTATTTTGATTTGTGTCGGCAGTTAATCGCCATTGATCTGTTTGTGTAATTCCTTGTGTAACATCACTTCCTAATTTAGCACTTGTTACAGCACCACTTCCTATCTTAGCTTCTGTAACTGTGCCATCTGCTGGAGTAAATAAAACTCCTGTTCCATAATGTAAAAAGAAATCGCAAGTTGATGTGCTAGGTACTGCAACTCCAAAGTCTATTGTAGAAGTTGAAACTGTAAAGTTAGTAGCTTGAACAACCCCATCAATAGAAATTAATAATGATTGTGCAGAGTTAGGTACAAATGCTACTGAACTTTTTGTAATAGAATAAGAACTAGAACCATCAAATGTGATGTTATCTAATATTTCTATGTTTGATATTTTATCTGTTCCTCTGCCGATATAAGACATTATTCGTTCTCCTGTGGTGGATTATCAATGACAGTATTTCCTTCTGCTATCCACTCTTGTATTGCTTGGTAATCTTTGTTTGCTTCGTCTAGTGGTACAGATTTTTGTATATTAGAACCTACATAAGTTACTTGATAACTTTTAAATTCTCCTAAATAATAATTTTTTGTTACTGTGTTAATCATAGTTCTGCGTCTGCTCCTATTACTGCTGATGAATTTTCTGGTCTTACAAAACCAGCATGACCAGCAGTTCCACTTACTTCTGTATTATTATACAAACTAAACATATTTACATTACCAGCTCCAAAAGTAAGAGAATTAAATGAATCAATAGCTCCATTTCTAAATATTCTAAAATAATTTGTTCCTGTTGTTATATAAACAGAAGGTGTTGTTCTCATAGAAACAGGAAATTGAAAATCACAAAATATTTGAGAGGAACTATAATAACCACCTATACCAATTTCATCTGCGTTAGTATTTGCATGCATATAAAAATACCTCTGACATCTTCCTAAATTCACATCATGTGGCAAGAACTCAAAATCAGATGCAGTTGTTCCAGCTTCTAATTGTACTCCTGTAATGTACCATTCGTTTGATGTGCTATCTGCAAGATTGACTTGACCTACTGCATCATTAGTGGTTGTTCTTGTATTCCAAGATGTTTGTAAAGTACCTGATTGAAAATTTGCTCCAGCACATAACCAATATATCAATTCAAAACTTTGACCATTATCATTATCTAAAGTTCCTGTTGTATCTCCATCAATAGTTATAGTTTTCTTTTCCCAAGTTGATGCTGATGAAATTGTGTAGGATTTAGATATTGCTCTACTATTATCTCTATCAATTATTTCAAAAATATATGTTCCTGTCTTATTTGATTTAACCCAAAATGAAAGTGTAAGACTTTCAGCAGAGGAAGTTCCTTTTTTAAGGTATTGCAAATTTTGACCTTCAATATTTGTAGCTATATAAATAAAATCATCTCCAGCTAAACTTGTTTGTGCAGTTGTGCAATCCATCTTTAATGATTTAGCAAATCCTTGACCACTAGGTACATCAGTTGATTGTGTTTGTGTAAATTCACAAGTTGGTGCGTTGTTCTCTACAAATTTAAATCTATCAACAGTATGATAACCACTATCATTATTTCCTAATCCAGTAGTTGAAGTTCCTCTTTGAGCAATACTCATATCTCCATTGATGATGATGTTTCTGAATGGATTACTAACAGGAGTAAAAGATAAATCAGCAGTAGTTATAGTACCATCAGCAATTTTTTCAGAAGTTACAACACCATCTGCTATATCATCAGTTTCTAAAACTGCATCTGCTGGTTTGCTTCCAATATAACTCATTACGATACATCTGTTAAAAGTTGTAAGTGAACATCAGCATTACCTGAAGCATCATCTGATTGTGCTTGGATTTTATCAGAAGTTTGTAAAACTATCTTAGGTAATTCTAAAGATGAACCTGTTGGTAATGGAACATTCTCAAATATAAATTTTCCAGCAGTTGCTGAATCATCATATTTTTTTAAACTTACATTTATTGAAGTTGTTGTAGTGTTTGAAATAGTACCAGCAATAACAAGTGATTTATTAGTTGCAGTATAAACATCAGTTAAAGTATTATCTGTTAAACTTATTTGTGCATCATTAAAATTATTAGCCATGTTATTATCCTAAAGCGATTGCAAATGGTATAGCACTTGGGTCAGCCTCTGAAATAGAAACTGAACTAGGAAGTGTTACAGCATTTGTTGAAGTGTTAATTGAAAAAAGAGTTTGGTCATCTCCATCTGCATCTACCATTTTCATAGTAAGTGTACCAGCAACAGAACTATCTATCCAAATCATACCCTCTGTTGCAGAAGCTGGTTGAGATGAACCTACATGATTTGAATTTAAAGCATTTAAACTATCATTTAAATCACTTCTAAATTGAGCAAATGTTACATTATCTAGTGTTATTTGTGATACTTGTGCCATAATTAAATTATTACTTGTCCTACTCCTTGTACGATATAGTCAAATGATCTGTCAATACTAATATCAGAACTATCAAAAAATTCAATAGTAAAGCCTGTGGTAGATTTAGAAGTTATTGTATAATAATCTCCGTTAGCTAATGATTGAGCAGATATACCTATTGCTGGGTTTAGCTTAAATCCAAAATCATAAGTAATAGTTTTTCCACCTGTACCAGAACTAATATCATTACCACTTTCAGTTCTTTTAGATAAACTAGCTGTTACAGTTAATGTTTCAATTAATGCTCTAGCTTTTAAATTATCAGATGTAAATAATACTCTAAATTTAAAATAACGACCTATATGCTCTCCAATAGTAAATGCCTTAAATGCTGAATAAGTTATATTATCATCACTTGTTGAAATCTCTAATATAGTATGTGCATCTCCTGAACTTGTACCATCAAATGGGTTTGGTCTTCCATCATCAAATAAGGTAGATGCTGTTGGTCTTCCATTATCAATGACTTCTGAAACATCTTCAATAAATTGAACAACTGATGCTGTAAATTGTCCTTTAAATTTTGCACCTAAATCTATTGTGTTTGCAAATTCGTAAGTTCCTGTTGCTGGAACTCTTGTTGCAGTATCTCCAATAGTTCCTGTGGCTGTTAATCCAATAAAATTAGTTGAATCTCTAGTAATTAATTCAACACCAGATTTAGTTCCTGTAAATGCAGTATGTTCATTAATAGTAGTTTGAGTAATAAAATTTACAGATGCAATATTAGTAGTTACAATAGTTTCGTTAGAAGATTGATTGCCTAGTTTATCTTGTGCTTTGATAAGATAGGAACCTGTAAGTAAGGGTAGAGTTACACTTGTGGCTGGTCGTGCAATTCTATCTATTAAGTCAATAGAGTTTTGCCATGTTGGATTAACTAAATCTGTACTAAATTTTAACACATAATAATCTAAATCTAAATCAGGTATAGCCGACCAACTCAACAAAGCCTGATCTCCAAGAACATTAATTGCAAAGTTTTCTACATCACTTGGAACTGCTGTTTGACCAATAATTTGTCTTTGTGCAGTAACAAATGTAGATTTAACTCCTAAAGCATTTATTCCACGAACTCTAATTGTATATGTAGCATTATCAATTACATTCAATACTTGGTGTCTTAATGCAATACCACGACCAACAACTTTAAAATCATCTACAATTGCTGTACCATTTCTATCAGTATCTTGTCTTAATTCTACTTCATATTGATCTATAAATTCATCAGTTGATGCACCAATTAAAACATTTAAACGAGTAATAACTGTACCATCATTATATTCAACAAGATCGTCAGTTAATGTAACACTTGCTGGTGGTTGAATTGTAAATGGGTCAGGTAAATTAGTTGTTGGTATAGTTGGTGCTTGTGTTTTTGTTGCCCAAGTATAATGACTATCTTGATGTTCTACTAAACTTAATCCTACTGTATAATCATTGTTAAAAGTAATTCCTAAAACTCTAAATGGTTTTGCAGAAAAACCTAATGATGAATGTGTGATATTAACTATATCTCCAATATTTAATTCATAACCTTTAAAAGCTACATTTAAAGATAATCCTAAAGCCTCTCTTGATCTTCTTAAAATAACTTCTGCCATTTCTTCAGCTTGATATTCGCTTGTTAATGTTGGAAATTGAAATCTACCCTCTAATAAAAAACCACCATCAGCAGTTTTCATTGTTGCGTGTTGATCTGCACTAGGTAATCCACTATCATCAATAGGTGGAAACTGAACTTCATCAACTTGGAATCCACGATCAGGGTTGATGAATGAACAAATAACACGATTATATCTTTCATTCTTTTGTGGGATTGCCAAAGTATAACCACCTATAATATCGTCTTCAGTTAATGTTACACTTGCAGTTCCAGTTGTTTCAATAACTAAACTATATTTACCTTGTGAAAATGGAATATAACCTCTACAGCCTTTAATTAATTCTCTTAAATTATCTATAATAGTTCTTGATGTATCTACTGCTGTATTACAATCAAAAATATTAATATCACTTCCACCTGAATATGGTGTTACTTGTGTTTCACAAATTAATGAAGCATCATAAAAACTTTGTAAATCTATTTCTGAAGTTGATAAACCTTTTCCATATCTTGTGTTTGTTAAATAATCTAAAATACACCATGCTGGATTAGTTTGAAAACTTGGAGATTGTTCTACTAAACTTGCATTATAAGTTTTAACTTTTTTACCTTTTATTCTAGCTTGTATTGTAGGCAAACCACTAAATATATCTTGATTCCATTTAAACCTTAATGCAAGATAACAAAGTCCACGCAACCTATGATTAGAACCCCAAGAAGATAAAGTTGATAATAATGATGATGCTGTTTGATTATCAGTTCCAAAATGTGGCTCTACTCTAATATAGCTTACTCCATCTTTATAAAATTTGCTATCTCCACTACTTACATTTCTAATTGTTCCATCAGTTAAACTTCCTGTCCAAGTAACAGGTGTATCATCAATCAATATTTCTTCTATAGAATTTATTTCTCCCTCTGATAATACTAAAGCTACATATAAAAATTCATTATCTGTTCCTGAAGTTTCTACAAATACTCTAGTTCCACCAAGTAATCTTTCTCCATATACTACAGGAATATTAGAGTCATTAGATTGTTTGTTTAATAAAATACCTTTTTCAAATTCATCAAATTCGTTAGTTGCAAAATCAGGTATATCAGGCACTTTTGGTCTTAATGCCCATGATAAAAATAAAGTTGCACCTAAACTAAGTAATGGATTTGCACCAAAAATTTTACTTACTACTGGAACTGCTGTTTTAACAACTTTAGTTACTGTTTCTACTGCACCACCCATTATTTATGAAACTCCCTTTTGTATTTACTTGCTACTCTGTAAATATTATTGTTATCATCTAATCTTAACCAATTAATACATTGATTAGTTTTTAGAAAGTTTTTGAAATGATTATAAACCCATGACATAACTATTCTTGCATTTCTTA